ATAATGTGAGGTACCTCCTTTGTTATGAATCATAAAGACCAGGAAACGGTTGGTATCCAAGTGAATTACCATTTCTAGTAAAACACCCCGCACTCATTATAAAATTTAGTTTGGTGATCCTCGAAAAGCTCGACTGGGACTATGATCTTATTTTGGATGAGTCCCCTCTCGCGTATCTTGGATAGTAGGGAATAATAATACTCCTCGCCGTGATGTGAAGCGAAAGCAAGCGCGTCAGAAATATTCTGTTGACACGCAATGCGATCGTCCGGCGACAATCGAACCCACGCTGGCAAATCCTCGATGGTACGTTTAGCCATCATAGCGCGGATCAAATTTGGAAAATTTTCATCCCTTCGAAAAGTACATTTCAAAAATTGCACTTGTTCGAGGTTACGGAACCCATCATCCTCGTATCCTGAGAAGTCCCGTGGTTTCTCAGGGGGAGTGTACAATATATTTTTAGCCAAGTACACTTCAGCTATAGCAGGAGAATTGAAGAATGGTTTGACACGGGCTGAAACTGCACCAACAATGTCATCACCATTGCATCCAATACGGACGTTCTCATCGAAGCTAGTCATCGAATTAAACTCTATCATATTCAATGGTTCTTCTTCGGGCCCTTCGCTCATCACTGCTAGTCTCCTCTCCTGCGTTTCTTTCGCGGATGGACGCCCATAATTACAGAAATCTTCACGTGATTTCATCGCGAATTCATGCATATCAGCGAGCTGTTGGCTGACTGCTTTATCGACGATCTCATACCAGACCATCCGAGTTCTGCAACTATTGCCGAGAGTATTGAAACTTGATGTTACGAAAATCCCGGAATTCATGGAAACGAAGATAAAATATACCACGTCTCCCATCACATGATATCGAAACACGGCTGTATGAAGGATGGCATACGCACCACGTCTGGTCGTAAATGATTGATCATAAAGACCAACCGCTTCATTAAAGGCGTGCACGATATCTATGCACATTTTCATCGTTTGAGCGTCAAAACGCCCATCCCATTCCGAGAAATCTCCTTCAAAATAGTTCTCTCCCACACCTCCAATGTAGTTAAAGAACTCTGTTACGTCAAAGCCTAGCATGTTGATCCCAACGGTCGAATCCATCTTCCATCGGGTCTTGAGCTGTAACGCAACAAACACTCCAGCAATGCGTTTCATGCAAATGAGTGCGACTAAGTCACAGATATTGAACAAACGAGTTTCGCACTCTTGAACTCGTTCTATCTTTCTTTTCTCAACTTTGAGAACATCCTTGACCATGTTGTCCGGAAAAACTCCAGTGACAACAGTTCGATATGCATGATCAAGGCGTTCCCTAAGTCGGGGTCCAGGGACATATTTTGGTTCTTGTTCAGTCCCAATATTAATAAAGGCCCATTTCTTGCCTGACTCCAAACCTTTCTCACGTTCAGTTGGAAACCCAGGAGCGGTCGCCATATTAATTGACTCAATCAGACCAGGAATGCCATTAATCGCTTCATCCTCCGACAACAATTGAGTCGGAAGCGTACCGATTGAATAGTACAATGAAACGGCTTTCTCGACCTGATAAGTAATGACCTTCTTCTGATATTTAGGATCCCAACCTCCGGTCTCGAGGTTGAACTTTTCACTCGCTTTTGATGCTGGATTGTCAGGTTGTAACAAGCGAGGATCTCGATGATGCAATGGGACAGGTTCGAGATTGTGTTCCCAATTGTCGAACAATGGCGATGTTTTAATATCACCAACATATGGCATTCTCAATGGAGTAGCCAAATGGCCAATTGTGAAACACGCAGTCCCACGGGCTTCGTAGAGTGAGTCCTTCTGTTGAGTCGTAGCATCAAGTAAAATCGATGGTTTCAAATGATAACGAGCAGCAACTTCGTACATACATTCAGGTGTCACGAACGTATTCTCCTTGATAACGTCAAAAATCATCTCCTGGGTCACAACAGACGTGTAACCTAAACCTTGCTTATCCACACCCGAGAC